CATGGGTAATATTATGAAGTATGCTATGAGGTGTGGTAAGAAAGAAGGAAATGATGCTGAATATGACTTGTTAAAGATTATACATTATGCAATTATAGCTATAGCCTTAGAAGATACTGAGTATCATTTAGGAGAAGAGTAATGGTGGAAGATAAAGTAGGTAAGAAACCTTACTTAGGAATAGTTATAGACTATGACAAAGAAAAGAAACTAGATAAGTTTAGTTTAGATACCTTAAAGGATAGATATTTTTGGGAGGAAGAGACTCATGCTCAAGAAGCTTTTGCAAGGGCTAGTGTTTTTGGGGCTACTTATAAAGGTGAGACTGACTTTGATCTTGCACAGAGACTTTATGAGTACAGTTCCGATTTATGGTTTATGTTTAGTACTCCTATACTTTCTAACGGGGGAACGACTCGTGGCTTACCTATTAGCTGCTTTCTTAACTATGTACCTGACAGTAGGCGTGGTTTATCTGATCACTATGATGAGAACATATGGCTCGCTAGTTCAGGTGGAGGCATCGGTGGATATTGGGGAGATGTTAGAAGCAATGGTATTGGTACTTCTAACCATTCTCGTTCTACTGGATCAATCCCATTCATGCATGTCGTAGATTCTCAGATGCTTGCCTTTAATCAAGGTGTAACAAGACGAGGTTCATATGCTGCTTATATGGATATATCACATCCTGAAGTAGAAGAATTTATAAACATGCGTAAAGAATCAGGCGGAGATATAAATAGGAAGTGTTTAAATATACATAATGGAATTAATCTTACTAATGAATATTTAGAGGCGGTTAAGAATGACGAAGAATGGAGACTGATCGATCCTAAAAGTGGAGAGGCAGTTAAGATTGTAAATGCTAGAGATTTGTGGTGGCAAATGCTCAACGCTAGAGCAGAGACTGGCGAGCCTTACATGATAAACATAGATACATGTAATGAACATTTACCGAAAGAACAAAAAGATTTAGGTTTAAAAGTAAATCAAAGTAACTTGTGTTCTGAAATAGTTTTAGCTACAAACGAAGAACGTACAGCCGTATGTTGTTTATCGAGTGTTAATTTAGAACACTTTGATAAATGGAAAAAGAACGAACATTTTATTAGTGATCTAATCACTATGTTAGATAATGTTCTTGAACATTTTATTGAAGCTATTGTGGACACTAGTAGACTCGGTGGATACAGTGCTAATTTTGAGAGGTTTAAAAAATATGTTAAAGAAGAAAAAGAAGGATTACTTAAAGCAGCTTATTCAGCTTATAGGGAAAGGTCGGTGGGTCTTGGAGCGATGGGCTTTCATGCTCTACTCCAAAGCCAAGGTTTACCTTTCCAAGGCTTACGATCTACTAGCATCAATAATGTCGCATTCTCCCATATCAAGGAACGATCTGTGGAAGCAACTAAAAAACTTGCCGATGAACGTGGGGAAGCTCCTGATATACATGGTAGCGGTAATCGTAACGCTCATCTTTTGGCTATTGCTCCTAATGCCAGTAGTAGTATTATATGCGGTGGTACTTCCCCTAGCATTGAACCATATCGTGCTAACGTATATACGCACAAAACTTTATCAGGTTCGTACCAAGTTAGGAATAAATACTTGGAAAGATTATTAAAGAAAAAAGAGTTAAGCAAAAAAGAACTTGAATTAGTATGGAAAGATATTGCAGGACATAATGGATCAATACAACATATGGGGCATGTCTTTACAGAAGAAGAAAAAGAAGTATTTAAAACAGCTACAGAGATTAATCAAATCTACTTAGTTGAACATGCACATATGAGACAAGCTTATGTATGCCAAAGTCAAAGTGTAAATTTATTTTTCACTATGCCTAAAGCTACTGAGCCTCAGTCTGTACATGATGAATACTTACAGTATGTTAATGATGTTCATTGGTATGCGATGAATAAATTAAAGTCACTATATTATTTTAGATCAGATGCTGCTCGTAATGCTGAGAATGTAAATATTAAAGTACAAAGAGTCAAGCTTGAAGATGTAGAATGTTTAAGTTGTGAGGGTTGATATGAATTGTTGGCATTGTAATACAAAATTAATATGGGGTGGTGATCATGATATAGAAGATGATGATTCAGAATATATCATGGAAACTAATTTAAGTTGTCCGAACTGTGGCTCATTTGTCATGGTTTATTTACCAAAGGAGATAGTAATATGACAGAAGATAAATTTGATAATATGTATGAAGGAAGATTTGATGCACTTCAAAAGAAGTATGAAGCAGAGATAGCAATAGCTAAATCAGAGTTAGATACTTACTTTTCATTAGGTATGGGTGTAGCAGAACATCCCCATATAATAGAGTCTATGGATTTACTTTTAGATAAGATGGCTACTGCTAAAGAAAAGCTTGATTTATTATTAAAAGAGTTTTAAAATGACAAAAGAAGAACGAGAAAAATTTAGTCAGTTTTGTAGACGTATGTGGTTAGACCATTGTGATGAAAATAAAACACCTCAATCTACCACTTACACAGAAGAAGAATATAAAAGAAAGTATAATAAATGGTTATTAGCACAATATGCTAGTTACCTTAATGGAGAATAATATATGAGTTTACTAAGCACTAGAGAATACTACAAACCTTTTGATCATCCTTGGATGTTTGAAAAGTATGTGGAACAAAACCAAATGCATTGGTTGCCTGAGTCTGTACCTTTACATACGGATGTCAAAGACTGGCAAGAACTTACGAATGAAGAAAAGAATTTATTAACACAAATATTTAGATTGTTTACACAGTCTGATGTAGATGTAGGATCAGGATACATAGATAAGTACATGCGTATATTTAAAAAGCCTGAAGCAAGAATGATGATGTGTTCATTTGCTAACATGGAATCTATTCATCAACATGCTTACAGTTTACTTTTAGATACAGTTGGTATGCCTGAAATAGAATACAAAGCTTTTGCTGAGTATGAAGAGATGGCAAACAAGCATGACTACATAAAAGATTTCAAACCAACTAGGCGGGATAAGCAAGCTATAGCTAGAACTCTTGCAGTTTATTCAGGATTTACAGAAGGACTACAACTATTTAGTAGCTTTGCAATCTTGTTAAACTTTCCTAGATTTGGTAAGATGAAAGGTATGGGGCAAATTGTAACATACTCTATACGTGACGAGTCATTACACGTTGAAGCTATGACTAAACTATTCAGAGAGTTTATACAAGAGAACCTAGATATATGGACTGATGAATTTAAAAAAGAACTTTACAATATTTGTAGAGAGATGGTAGAGTTGGAAGATAAGTTTCTTGATTTAGTATTTGAACTTGGAGATATGAAAGGACTCACAAAGAAAGATATGTATGCATATAATAGATATATTGCAGACAGGAGACTATTACAACTTGGATTAAAAACAAACTTTGATCAGAGAGAAAATCCTCTTCCTTGGTTGGATGAAGTGCTTGGTGTTGAACATCAAAACTTTTTTGAAGGTCGAGCAACTGCATATATGAAAGCAGGATTGCGAGGAAAGCAAGACAAAGTTGCATTTGCGGAGATATAAAAATGAAAGCACAGGAAGCGAACATACTATCCTTCCACATACTTTTTGATACGAAAGGTCGTTTAGTTACAGAGACTAGCGGCTTACCTTTAAAAGATGCTAAGAAAGTTTTTAAAGGTTATGATTTAAAAATAATAGAAACTGTAATTAGAGAATCAAGGCAAAAGATATTAGACATACACAATCAATTAGAGTCTGAGTTAGATGCCTTGAACTCTACAATTAATTAACGGAGAACAATATGGAATGGTTTGAAAATAAAACTACACAACTTATAGCTTTAGTTAGCATAGTAGGAACTCTAGCAGGGTTTGGATATACTGGTGCTACGTATGTAAATAGAATTGAGAACTTAGAAGCTAAGATAGAAAAGACTGAAGAGACTGATGATGGTCTTGGAGAGATTGAGAAAAGATTTGAGTACTTAGAAAGTACTGTAAACTATTTAGATAAAACTTTAGATGATACTTTAACTAGAATAGATTTTAATGAAAGCGATACTATAGAAATTAAGACAACTGTATCAGCTATAAAAGCAGATGTTAGTTCTATAAAAACAGATATTCAGATTATTAAAGAAGATAAAACTAATCCACTAGCTAACTAAAGATTAGGTTGCAGGTTTTGTAATTCAGCTAGTCGGTTTATATTTACGTTAGCTAAACTAGAAAAAGCTTGGTTGTTATCATCTAATATTACATCAGTATATATTGCTCTAGGTTCGTACCAAGTTTCTTGTTGCGGTATATCTAAATTTATATAAGAGTCAAAACCTACAACGTACCCTAGATAAGCTACTAGGGTAGACTCATCGGAGTATTGTCCAGTTTCTTGCTGCTCTACTTCCGCTTGCTCTTGTTGTTCCTGAATGTTTTGAGCAACAATCTGCTCTGCTATTTGATCGGCTTCACTAACTGTCATAACTCCTGATATTGCAGTGTCTATCTCTCCCTGCATATCTTGGACCTGAACATCTGCCATTGCAACTTGTGGAGTTCCTTCTAGATCAGGCATATAAGTGATGGTCACATTAGCGGAAGATGTACCTACATCCGAACCCATATCTAAAACTTGTTGGTTTTGTGCTGATGCCGATACAACTTGATCAGATATACTAGGCGAGTTTGTCGTACTTATCCCGCCACTAGATGAAATAGACGAGCCTGACGA